TTAACTTGCGTTTTGTCCAATTTCCCTTATGCCACTGTGAACAATCCTTCGTAAATTGTTCCCTTTCTTCCTGTGATTTATTTTTCCAATGTTCTTTTACAGTTTTAGAAATTTTTGCTTTAATTAAATCAGTATCAGGATGTGTGTTCCATACAGATTTAGAAGCATGATATCTAATATGGTCACCTTTATTCATATGCATTAAATTACTAGGACTATTATTAAATCTATCGAAATCTACGTGATGAACTACATGATTGTAATTTTTATATTTGTCTTCATGAATAAATGTATCTAATTCGCAGTTTTCTTTAACCATTCTATGCGTGAACACCCATTCGTTTATTTCATGGTCAAATACTCTTTCGTATTTTATACCTTTGGTACTGTCATCCACCGTTCTGTGGTTAGTTTCAAATGAAATTAAACTTTCGTCAATACTTAAATCTTTCGCTTCTACAAATCCTTTACCGAGTACAGGTATTTTATGGTCTGGCGTACATGTTAATGTTTCACCATTGTCTAGGTGCAATTTAAGAACTTCAGCATCTTTCCTAGTTTCACCCGCCCAAGCAACTTTACCAGGAACAACCTTTCCTGTTACAGGATTGGTACTATAAACCCAATTTTCCTTACCCTCGTTGTGTTCATCAATAACATTAGTTAGTGACAATGTTCTACCATCTAACAATGGAATTCTAGTATTCAAATCAATACACAATGGATTATAAGTTGCATCCATTGTGTTACCACCACCGCCTTGAGTAGGGATACGTCTTTGGTGTATTTCATTCTTAACACGCTCTACAAAACTCATTGCCATGTGACTAGGCATATTACCAACATCAATATAGAATACACGGCGTTCTGGTGCTCTTTGAATTCTGTAAATTAGAATAGCATCTTCTAGCATTTCTTTTTGTTTAAACACTTTATAAATGTTCTCCAAAATACTAGTACCAAATGGCCAAGTAACATCAAGACCTTCTGTTAAACTCAAATGCACAACATGCTTAGCATCAATTACTGACTCTTTCATTGAGTTAGCAAAACGAGTGCCGTTATTGTTTAAGTTTCCGCCACTTACAGGTGCTTGGTTTGGTGCAGTGTATCCGCCTCTAGCAGGGTTAACTGAAAAGTCGTCTGTATTCTTTGCCGCAACTGTTAGATTTTGGAAGTTGGGATTGATATCCTGTATAACGTACTGCTCAGGTTCTTTGCCATCACTCTCATTAACAATTACACGTGATACTTTAGTAGATTCAACCCACATAAGTTTAAATGTTTCAGGGTCTCTAATGAATACTTGGTCACCGTACTTAATTGTGTTGCGGAACATTTTGAATAAGCGTTCATTAAATCGATTTAACTTAACCCACTGCATTAATTGCTCTGTAAGAATGTTAACTTCGTTATCAGTTGGTTTTTCTTTGTACTTAATGTCAAATGGACTATCAGTAATGTCATCTGCTTGTGTACTGAATTCGGAAATAATGTCTAAACAAGCATTTACTTCACTATCCATATCCATTGCTTCGTATTGATTGTAACGTTCAACACGGTTAGGATGTCCTGTGTAAACTTCAGGAAGTTTACTTTGGTAGTTTCTAAATGCGAAGTTACTTGCTTGTGGCGTTGTTGCACCACTGCCTATTGGACTAAACTGTCCTGATGTGTCAGCAACTTTAAAATACTTTTTCCACGACATATGGGTAACCTGTTTTAATTAATGTTGCTGTATTTATGCTGTTTAATTAAGTAAAGGAATTAACCATTCGCAGATGTTAATTGTTTAATATCTTTAGTGTTTCTATTACCTTGATTTAGTGCAGTTACAATACTGTCTAATTTTTTATTAGATTCCATATTGGATTCAGAAAGTGAACTCAATGCACTAGCAATTTTACCATCTTTTATTTTATCAAGCGTTGATGTGCTGTTTGATTGAGTTGCGTTCTCTTTCATTTTGTCAAAGATTGGTTTTAATTCATCCCATAATTTCTTACTATCCAAATCTGGATTTTTATTCCACGAATCCTTTATCTTTCCTCGTGCTTCGGGAGATACAATGTGCGTTGCATTAAGTCCAGAACGTTGTTCTAATATATCCTTCAATGCTTGTGGACTGTTAAAATCACTAGTACCAAATACAGAATTCTTATCACCCATTATGCCACCTTCAGGTAATAATTGTCTAAACAATCTACCCAATGTGGTTTTGCCTGTACTAAGTTGTTCTTTTCTTCGTATATCTACATCTGTAAGTATTGTTGCATTCAATGCTGGTATTTTAATATTTAAGTCTGCTAATTCCTTGTTCAACTCATCCCTACCATGCGTGAATAAATCAACACCACCTAAAATATTTTCTATTTTTCCCTTACGGTTCTCTGCATCTGCCAATAATTGTTTATTTGCTCTAATATCTATATCTGTTTGTGACGATGTTGCACTAGGTCGTTCAATATCCCCAATTGTACCGACTCTGCGATACGTGCCTTTACTAACGCTGTCAAGTCCTTTCATTACGATTTCCAATCCACCCGACACTTTATCAAATGATACTGCGGTTGCTTGTAAATGAACTGCTGAACTTAATAGATGCTTTTGCGCGTTAACTAATTCTTTAGTTGTTGTTCCTTTACCTGCTTCTATTTGTGCTTTTTGTGTTTTTCGATTTTCATCAATTGCTTTCTTGAAGTCGCCCATTGCAAACGTTGCTAAGTTAACAGATTCATGCAGTGGAATGAATGCGCCTGTTGAATCACCAACTGCTAAATTTATAGATTCCATCGAAGGCAATGTTCGTTTAAAACTATCCTGTAATGATTGCATCGCAGTCTCGTATCCTATATTACCTGCTTTCATTTGTGCCATTACTCTACCAATTTCACCACCAGTAGATATCATTGCTTGCTTAGCCGCGTCTGTGCTAACAAACCCACCAGACATATCCTTAACTGCCTGTGCCATAGCAGGGGATATTTTTGTTAACCCTAGCATAAGGTTATCAATTTCGTGCGCCGCTTTTTTACCTGCATCACCCTGTGATTGTAGTTTTCGTTGTGATGCTAAGTATCTGCCTTCACGCATCGCGGCATCTAATGCTTTTTGCTGTTCTGTTCTTGTTTGACCTGTTAATTTAGCAATTGAATCTAACTCTTTACCAAACTTAACTGCACCCTTTGTTAACTTATCTTGGTCCATTGTTTGTGCATTGCCTAACCTACGTTGTAAATTAGAGAATGTAACTAATGTTTCTCCAATTTCTTCGGCAGTGAATCCTAAATCACGCAACGGTTGGTCTAAACCATTATGCATCGTTGACATCATTTGCGAGAATTGTTTTGCTGATTTATCTGCCGAACCTGTTAGGCCTGCTAATGACTCAGTATTCTTTAATATCATATTAGCAAACATTTCCATTGGAACACCTGCACGTACCATATTCTGACGCAAGGTGTCAATGCCATCGGCACCAGCAAGTCCTGATTCACTTAAACGTTGAAATGTTTTTAATGTAGTGTCGTACTGCTCCAATATCATACTGACACCTTGTGCCGCAGTGTCCGCAGTAAACCCTAATGCTTTTCCAAGAGGACCAGTATACTTTGTGAAGTCTTTTATTGCACCAGTAGCAGAAGTTAAAACATTCCCTAATGTACTGAACGACGCTGTTCCACTTGCTACACTCTTAAACGCACTAGAAACAGAACTTGCTACATGTCCAAGTCCGCGTATCGAGTCTTTTGACTTGTCAGTTTCTCTTTTATGATGCGTTGTTGATTCCGTATCGCTATTTGTCGCGTTGCGATTTTTCTCCATTGCAATGGCGGCTTGCCTTGCTGAGTCAGTAAGTCCTCTGAAATCTTCTGTATTAAAATCTGCCATACACTTGTACTCTATAAATATTGTAAATTTTATTGTATTTATAGCAGAAATAATATGTCAGATAATCCACTTAGTAACTATTTTAGAAGACCAAGCATTTACATCACATTACCAAGTAAAGGTAAGTTTTATCCAGAAGGCACATTGGAAATGACAGAGAACAACGAACTACCTGTTTACCCAATGACGGCAGTTGATGAAATTACATACAGAACTCCTGATGCACTATTTAATGGTACGTCAATTATTGAAGTGATTCAAAGTTGTATGCCAAATATCAAAAACGCATGGGTAATTCCAAGTATTGATTTAGATACTATTCTATCTGCTATTAGAATTGCAAGTTACGGGCACACGTTAGAAATTGGAACTACGTGTCCTAAGTGCGAAGAAGAAGCAGAATATGGAATTGACTTAAGAACTATTATCGAACAACTAGATGTCGGTGAGTACAATAGTTCAATTAACGTAGGTGATTTAGAAATTCACATTAGACCACTATCATACAAAGATATTAATGCAGGTAGTTTGGTTCAGTTCGAGGAACAACAAATTGCAAATGTACTAGAAGATGCGGAGATGTCAGAAGAAGAAAAACTTAAATTATTATCA